CTTAAAATGATGACTCGTAAATGGGAAGAGATGGATGCATACAAGTTCGGTCTCATCGATGATAATGGTAAAAGAATCAAATCAAAGAAACCCAAAACCTCAGAAGAAAAAAACTCATTCACATTACTACATAGATTAGTATTTAATTTAAAAAGAATCTTAGAACTACTACCATTTGGTAGAACAAGACTTGCATCTTACGCTGCATCGTTAGCACTTCTCAAAGAACATTTTAACATTGATGGAAAATATCTAGAAGAAACATTCTATCAATATCTCAAAGATAATAATTTAACCCTTGACTTATTAGAAGGTCATGAGAACAGAAACAATCTACAAAAAGGAAAAGAGTATGAATTAAGACAATCAGTTTGGAACGAAGAGGACTGTATTGGTACACGAGGTGACCAAGTACAGGTGTTAGGAAGGACTGATAATGTGATGGGAGTAGATATTTACAGAGTCTACAACATAACGCAAGACCAGTCCATGTTAATTACAGGACATGATGTTAAATGAATGGCTTTATGAAAATTACAAAAGTACAAAACCCACCAAAAGATATTGCACATTTCAGTGGTGCAAACTATCCAGTGGAAAACGAGGGAATCAATCCAGAGGATGTAATTGAAATATTTAATACACCTTTGACTGGTTCTTACAATTGGGATTACACAGTTCAAGATGATAGAATCAAAAAACTATATGAACTGGGTAAGGAAAAAGAATGGAATGTAGAAAAAGATATAAACTGGGATGTTCCTAATCCAGATGAAGATGAAACTGCATTCATGTTTTTTAATGAACAGTGGAAAAATCACAAAGACTACAAACACTTATCTATAGAACAAAGAAAAGAGTTTGTTAAAGATTTAAATAATTGGACACTTGCACAGTTATTACATGGTGAACAAGGTGCATTGTTAGTTGCATCTCAACTTACAAGTTGTGCTCCAACATTTAATGCAAAACTATATGCAGCTTCACAAACTTTTGATGAGGCAAGACATGTAGAAGCATTCAACAAGTATATACAAACTAGAGTTGGTAGGATGTTTCCTATCGGTACACAGTTAAAAGCATTATTAGATAAAATCCTCACAGATGAAAGGTGGGATTTAAAATTTATAGGAATGCAAATTATTATTGAAGGTCTTGCACTTGCAATCTTCAATACTATAAAACAAACAACAACAGACCCAGTTCTCAGAGGAATACTTACTCTTGTTATTAGAGACGAAGCAAGACATGTGACCTTTGGTGTTAACTATCTAGAAAGTTATGTGCAAACACTAACTCTTCCAGAGAAAGAAGAAAGAGAAGATTTTTGTTTAGAGGCTTGTACAGTATTAAGAAATAGATTTAAACAGTATGATGTTTGGGAAAAATGGGGATTTGATATTGAATATACAGATGAATATATTACTAAAAATGAACTGAATATTCAGTTTCAAGAACTACTATTTACTAGAATTATGCCTAATCTTAAGAAAGTTGGATTACTTCCAGATAGACTTTTGCATAAATATGATATGTTAGGACTTTCTAAGTTTTCACTTGGAGATTCAGATTACGAAACTTCATGGGAAGAACTTAGTAAACCATTGGAAATAGTTAAATGAAAAGATTCAAAGACATGTTCGAGGATGCACCAGTAAATGCAACTGGAGTTGCAGTTTCTACTGATAAACCTATTGTTCGTAAAAAGAAAAGAAAAAAAGAAGATTCAGAATATAGAGAGATAGGTACACCAGAACTTTTAAAAAGGTACATGGATGATACTCCAGGCCAGTCAATGAATGAGTCAAGAAAAAAAGATATGACTGCAATCTCTTCTTGGAAAAAGAAACTAAAAAATGTAAAAGGTCTATCTAAAGATGTAGTGCAACAATTATCAACTTTACCTACACCAGTAGTTACATCTTTAATTAATCAGATAGGTATGATTGTTGCTGATAATGAACCAGAACATGAACCACATGTAAAAGATAAAGAAAAGGAAAAGAAAAAAGTAGTCCTTAAAGGTTCACTTGCATCTGTAAATGAGGCAAGACTTGTAACAGATGGTAAATTAGTAACAGATGTTGCTGGAGTTCTTGATGTAATTGCAAAGAAACTTAAGTCTGAGATGGGTAAAAGATATAAAAGAAATCAGAAAGATGGTATGAATTTTATCAACTCACTTGCAAAAATGGTAGGAATGACTGCATCTGATAAGAATCAATCTAAAAACAGAATGTTCTTGAGGATGGGTGAAGAAGTTGATTCTTGTTGTGATGATTGTGATAACTTATTTGACCATGTAATTACAGAAGCAGAATATCAAGGTAAAAAAGTAAAATTAAACGACCCAATCAGAGGTGGTAGTAAAAAGTTTTATGTTTATGTCAAGAATGAAAAAGGTAATGTAGTCAAAGTATCATTCGGTGACACAACAGGATTATCAATCAAGAGGGACGACCCTAAGAGAAGAGCATCATTCAGAGCTAGACATAATTGTGATAATCCAGGCCCTAAATGGAAAGCAAGATATTGGTCATGTTATCAGTGGAGAGCAGGTGCAAAAGTTAATAATTAAGGTCTGGGACTGGATTAAATGTGCTTGGTTATGGTTCATAAATTTATTCAGAGAGAGATATGAGGTCACTGTATCATTCAATAAAGAATGGGGAGATGCAGATGACAGGACTTATGTTGCAAAAAAGATTCTAGTACAAAAAGAGAAACATTTAAAATTTAGAAATGATGATAATGAAGTAGTGGAGTATAGAAGTGCAGCTGGACTGAACTATATAATAAGGGAGTTATAATGTTAGAAAAAATATTATCAGAAAGATTAAATGTAAATATATCTACAATTACAGACGAATCACATATTGTTGATGACTTAGGTGCTGATTCATTATCTGTAGTTGAAGTAATCATGGATATCGAATCTCAGTTTGATGTTCAAATACCAGATGAAGATGCAGAGAATCTTTTTACAGTTGCAGAAATCAAACAATGGATTGAGGATAATTCATAATGAATCAAATGTTGATAGGAGTAATCTTTGTCATGGGAGTCGGTGGATTTTTCCTATGGGAAGATTATCAAGGTGTCAAACAAGAAAACATGGCACTTACAGTTGCAGTAGCAGAACAGAAACAAACTATTACTGCAATGAAAGAATCATATGAAAGACAAGGACAGTCTTTACAAAACATGATGAGAAAGAATGCACAGATAGAACAAGAAATGAATTCTTATCTGGACATTTTTAGGAGACATAATTTAAACCAACTTGCAGTTGCAAAGCCAGGAATGATTGAAAAGAGAGTAAACAATGCAACTAAAGAAGTTTTTGAGAGTATAGAAAATGATAGCAAAGAATTGGACAGTTTGGACGACCCTACTAGCGATATCAATCCTAACAATTAGTGGTTGTGCATCTAGACAGGTTGAAGTAATATCCAAACCTATTGAAATTGATATAATACAACCTACAATGCCTAGGAACATTGATTTGAAAGAACCAAGGTTCTATGTGGTATCAGAGGCAAAAATAACTAATCCATGTGTCAAAAACGAAGAAGGAAAAAGAGACTGCTCACTCGGCAAAGAAAATCCAGATTGGCCAGAAGGTTATACTTATCTAGATAGATTCTTAGATGATATGAAAAAGATGAACTCTGGAGATGTTGTATTCGTTGCAATGTCGGTCAGTGATTATGAACTCATGTCATATAACATGCAAGAACTACGAAGATACATTAGAGAATTACAAGAAGTTGTAGTTTACTATAGAAATGTGACCATTAAAAACCCAGATGGAACTACCACAGAAGCAAAGGCTGCAGTCATAGAAAAACCATAAAACCAATGTCTAGATATTCGTAAGAGAGAACGAATATACCCTTGACAAATCCCAGACTTATAGTATTATAGATATATGTCTTTGTGGATTGATAAAAAATACCTTAAATTGGTATCTTCACGATTTAGGAATTACAAATGGAAAGATGATAAACTTCTTAACCATTCGTGTCCCTATTGTGGAGATAGTTCCCAAAATGAATTGAAAGCACGAGGTTATCACTTTGTGTATAAAGATACTTATGTATATAAGTGTCACAATTGTGGTCATTCCACTAACATAGGTATCTTTCTCAAAGACCACGATGACATGTTATACAAGCAATGGGTCATGGAAAAGTTTGGTAAGAAAAATGACACCAGACCAGTTGCAAAACAGAACATGACTTTTGAACCACCAAAGTTCAAATCTAATCCACTTGCAAAGTATCCCAAGGCTGAAGATAGTCAATTATGTGTTGATTACTTGACCAGAAGACAGATACCAGAAAAGTGGTGGAAAGATTTCTACTTTGTTGAGAATTCACAAAGTCTAAGTTCGATAAATTATAAGTATAATAAGAGAGTTTTAGGAAACGACCCAAGACTAGTTCTACCCTTCTATGATAGACAAAAAAATCTCATAGGTGTTACAGGTAGAGCATTAAATGATTCACAACTAAGATATTTAACATTAAGATTCGATGAAGAAAAACCACTTATTTTCAATCTCGACAAAGTTGATTTCAACCAACCTCTTTATGTTGTTGAAGGGCCAATTGACTCTCTATTTCTGCCCAACTGCATTGCAGTCGGTGGGTCAGACTTCTCCAAGGTAACAAACGAAATTAGTAAGAGTAACTCTACTCTTATCTTTGACAATGAACCTCGGAACAAAGAAATCATCAAGAAGATGAGGTCTATGGGTGACCAAGGTTACAAAGTTTGTATTTGGCCAGAGACAATAAAAGAAAAAGATATCAATGACATGTGGATGGCAAACATCAAAGTCAAAGATATAATAGAAAAGAATACACAGCAAGGTTTATCATTAAATCTTGCGATTAATAACTGGAGTAGAGTATAGTGAATGGTAATGGATTGAGTATCGTAAAGAGGGATGGGTCAAAAGAAAAGTTAAACCTAGAAAAAATACATAAAATGGTAGAGGCTGCATGTGATGGTATCAATGGGGTATCTGCATCACAGGTAGAAATGAGTGCAAACTTGTCGTTCTATGATGGAATGACAACCCAAGAAATACAAGACACATTAATAAAATCTTCATCTGATTTGATATCTTTGGATACACCAAATTATCAATATGTGGCTGCAAGATTATTATTGTTTGCAATTCGTAAAGATGTGTTTAACACCAAATGGAAAGACAGTAAAATATATCCACCATTAAAAGATATAGTAGAAAGAAATATAGAACATGGTGTATATGATAAAGAACTATTGAATTATTATGATGATGAAGAATGGGACAAATTAAACTCATATCTCAATCATAATCGAGACATGTTGTTTGCATACGCAGGTCTCAGACAGGTAGTGGATAAGTATCTTGTACAAGATAGGTCGTCTGGTCAATTGTATGAGTCTCCACAATTTATGTATATTTTAATTAGTGCAGTCCTATTTAAGGATTACCCACAGGAGATAAGATTAGATTATGTTAAAAGATATTATGACGCGATTAGTCAATTTAAAATCAACATACCAACCCCAGTTATGGCAGGGGTTAGGACTCCTCTTCGACAGTTTGCTAGTTGTGTTTTGGTCGACAGTGATGATACTCTTCCAAGTATCTTCTCTAGTGACATGGCTATTGGTAGGTATGTTGCACAGAGGGCTGGAATTGGTATTAATGCTGGTAGGATTCGTGGAATCAATTCTAAAATTCGTGGTGGAGAAGTACAGCATACAGGAGTTATACCTTTCCTCAAGAAATTTGAATCCACAGTCAGATGTTGTACACAAAATGGTGTTAGGGGTGGGTCGGCTACTGTCCACTTCCCAATCTGGCATCAAGAGATTGAAGACATTATTGTCCTCAAAAATAACAAAGGAACAGAAGATAATAGAGTCAGAAAGTTAGACTATTCGATTCAGTTATCTAAATTATTTTATGAGAGATTTATTAACGATGAGGACATTACATTGTTTTCTCCTCACGATGTGCCTGATTTGTACGATGCATTTGGTACAGATAAGTTTGATGAACTATACGAAAAGTACGAGAGAGCTTATTCTATCCCTAAAAAGAAAATAAATGCAAGAACTCTTTTCATGGATATGTTGAAAGAGAGGGCAGAAACAGGAAGAATCTACATCATGAATGTAGACCACAGTAACAGTCATAGTTCATTCTTAGATAAAGTGAACATGAGTAATCTATGCCAAGAGATTACATTACCTACAACACCTATAAGTCATCCAGACGATGAAGATGGTGAGATTGCACTTTGTATATTATCTGCAATCAATGTAGGTTCAATAAAACTAGAAGAATTACCAGAACTATGTGACATTGCAGTTCGTGGATTAGATGAACTAATTGATTATCAAAGATATCCAGTAAGAGCTGCAGAGGTATCTACCAAAGCAAGAAGAAGTCTTGGTATAGGATATATCGGTCTTGCACACTATCTTGCAAAGAACAAGGTAAAGTATGGTGACCCAGAAGCACATAAATTAGTGCATGAGTTAACAGAAAGATTTCAATACTGTTTACTAGATGCATCTAACAAACTTGCATTTGAAAAGGGTGCATGTGACTGGTTTGATAGAACAAAATATGCAGAAGGTATATTACCTATCGATACTTATAAGAAAGATGTTGATGAGATTACACCTAATGAATTAAATGAAGACTGGGAAGGTCTTAGAGAGAATATAAGGATGCATGGACTAAGACATAGTACATTGTCTGCACAGATGCCATCTGAGTCCTCTAGCGTTGTTTCTAACGAGACTAATGGTATTGAACCACCTAGAGACTATTTGACTATTAAAAAATCAAAGAAAGGGCCTCTAAAACAGGTAGTTCCATCATATCAGATATTACAGAACTTCTATACATTACTATGGGATATGGAAGATAATGATGGATATATTAAAGTAGTTTCTGTTATGCAGAAGTTTTTTGACCAAGGTATCAGTGGTAACTGGTCTTATAACCCAGAAAACTATGAAAATAACGAAGTTCCTTTGTCAGTTATGGCAACAGACCTTCTTAAAACTTATAAATATGGATGGAAGACTTCTTATTACCAAAACACATATGATATGAAAACAGATGAGGTTGTCGAAGTAAAAGACGAACCACTTCCAGTTGTGGAAGATTTAGATGATGAGGAATGTGACGCATGCGCAATTTAAATTATGTTAGAAGACCTATAGAGGAAAGAGAAGAAAGGAAAAGAATTTCCTCAGAGTTATTTGAAAGAACGAAAGAAGAAATTAAAGAAGGTTATAATCTTTCAGAGGAAAGAAGATTAGAAGTCTTTAATCCAGAAACAGATTATGCAGATGATGTTCCAGAAATAACAAAAGAAGGTTATCAGTTTGCAAAGAATAGATTCTTTGTTGCAAGAAACTTTTTTGAGAAAGACCATATTGAATGGACTTATCATATGTTTAGATTTCAAGAGGAAAGAAAACAGTATTACAGAGAAGAACATATTATAAGTGAAAACTTTGACGACAAAGGTAATGGATTAGATACATGGGTCAGTAGAGGAATGCCTTTCCCTAATTATGGGGAAACTATTCTCATGATGTATCAGAAAAAGATAGAAGACTTATTTGGATATCGTTTACAACCAACATATTCATATGGTAGAACATACGATAGACATTCAAGATTATTAAGTCATACTGATAGACCATCATGTGAATTTAGTGCAACTTTCCCTATTGCATATGAAACTGATGATAGTACACCATGGACAATATGGGTTCGTAATGATATGAACTATTGTGGAATGAGTAATAAAACATCATGGGATTTAACAATGGGAGCTCCTTTCGAAGAAAGAGAAAACTGTTCTCAAGTAAAGTTGGAGCCAGGTGATGCATTGTTTTATCAAGGATGTAATGTAATACATTTTAGAGAAAGATTAGCAGGTGAATCTGCAAGACAAATCTTTATACATTATTTACATGCAGATGGGCCTATGTACAAACAATGGCCAATACTTGCATATGATGGTAGACCATCAATATATCATGGAGTAGGAAGTAAAGCTCATCGAGACTGGCAAGAAGCAAATGATGCTATCCAAAATCAAGATGAATATTGGAGATGGGCAAACGCAGGAATAACAGACCCTATCACAGGTAAACCATGTGGTAAAGGACATGAGAAATATGAGTAAAGTATTTAATAGAAATAAAGTAAACTTTTTAAAGAATCCAATCTTCTTTGGAGAGGAACTTAATACCCAACGATATGACGATTTTAAATATCCGATTTTCGACAAACTCACACAAAGACAATTGGGTTACTTCTGGAGACCAGAAGAAGTTTCTCTTCAAAAAGATAGGAACGATTACAATGAACTAAGTAAAGCACATAAACACATCTTTACTAGTAATCTAAAGTATCAGACACTTTTAGATTCAGTTCAAGGTAGAGGCCCAGCAACTGCACTATTACCCTTTTGTACTCTTCCAGAGTTAGAAGGATGTATTATTGCATGGGACTTTATGGAGACCATCCATAGTCGTTCCTACACTTACATGATAAAGAATTTGTATTCAGACCCATCAAAGGTATTTGATACAATTCTAGACGATGATAAAATCATTGCAAGAGCAGAGTCAGTGACAAAAAGATATGATGAGTTCATTGACTATGCACAAAGATATAGTTTAGGGTATAAAAAAGATGAGTATGAACTAAAGAAAAAATTATATCTTGCACTAATAAGTATTAACATACTTGAAGGTATTCGTTTCTTTGTATCATTTGCATGTACTTTTGCATTTGGAGAAATGAAAAAGATGGAAGGTTCTGCAAAGATTATCAGTTTGATTGCAAGGGATGAAGCACAACATCTTGCAATTACACAACACATTCTTAAATGTTATCAGAACCAAGAGAAAGATAAAGTAATGTTAAAGGTCATGAAAGATTGTGAACCAGAAGTCTATAAAATGTATGAAGAAGCTGTAGAAGAAGAAAAAGACTGGGCAGAATATCTATTCATGCATGGTAGTATGTTAGGATTGTCAACACCATTACTAAGTCAGTATGTAGAATTTATTGCAAACAGAAGACTTCGTGCAATTGGTTTAAATCCAATCTATGACATTTCTAGTAGAAACAATCCATTACCATGGACTCAACACTGGTTGTCCTCTAGAGGTCAACAGAATGCACCACAAGAGACTGAAATAGAGTCTTATGTAATAGGTGGTATCAAACAAGATATCAAAGAAGATACATTTACAGGATTTAAATTATGAGAGAATTAGGAATGGTATTATTTGGATGCATGTTTCTGTTTGGATTCTTTGCAACCATGATATATCCAGAATTAGAATATAAAGGATACTCTGGTGGACATTCATGTACTGGTGAGTGTTATGAAGAATATGTAAGAACTCATGGGTCAGTAGTAGAACAATTGATTGCAAAAAGAGAAGAAGCTGCTGGAGACCCATTCTCTTCTATCAAACCATTGTGGGCTGGATGTGCAGCTTGTCATGGTCAAGAAGGACAAGGTATTGCAACATTCCCAAGATTAGCAGGTCAGAGTTCAGATTACATTGTAGGAAGATTAACATCCTACAAGAATAGAGAAACAATAGGTGCAATGTCATCCACGATGTGGGGACAAGCTGCAATGTTGTCAGATAGTGATATAGAATTACTAGGAGAATTTATACAGGAGACTATGAAATGATTGAGATATGGAGTAAACCATCATGTCCTTATTGTGTAAAAGCAAAAAATTTATGTGAACAACAAGGATATGAATACAGTTACAAAATGTTAGACGAGGACTTTTCTAGAGAAGAACTTTTCGAAGAATTTCCAGGCGCAAGAACCTTCCCTCAAATTAAAGTGGATGGTGAAAATATAGGTGGGTATGACCAACTATATGCTTGGCATAATAGTAAATAGGAGAAACAATCATGCAAGACCCAGACTATGTAAAGTCTTTTTATTGTATGGAATGTGGTGGTGAAGGTGATATAGAACATGAAATGGGTGATGGATATGAAATTAAACACTGTCCATTTTGTGGTTCAGATTTAAATATAGAAGATGAATTTGATATACAGGATGAATTAGATTTCGATGAATAGACAAGTAATATTAGATGCACTTCAATCTTCAACAGTTAAGATTGATTTTAGGTCTTTAAATTCTGGTAGAAACTATACTAGAATTTACAAAGGTCATTCAGCAAAACAAAGTCCACAAAGTAATAAGGTTGTGGTTTGGGATGTTGAGAATGAGAAGTGGGATGACATTGAGTGGGACACAATTATATCATGGGAAAAATTAAGTGAAAGTACAGTCAGCTAAAGCAAAAGGGAGAAATTTACAAAAATGGACTCGTGAGAGACTCATTGAGGAATTAGAAATACATGAGGAAGATGTTGAAAGTAGGTCTATGGGTTCTTCTGGTGAAGACCTCATTATGGCAAGAGCTGCAAGGGAGAAGTTTCCTTACTCAATTGAATGTAAAAATCAAGAACGAGTCAATGTCTGGGAATCCTACAAACAAGCATTAGCAAATTGTGGAAAGTATGAACCCATAGTTGTAATTAAAAAGAATCATCATAAACCATTAGTGGTTATAGATGCGGAGGCATTCATTAAAATGCACAAAAATGAAGAACATAGCTGAAGGATATAATTGGAGAATATTTCAAGATAAGATACTTGGAATCTGGTCTTACTACATACTAGAAGACTCATCTAAAGCTGTACAAAAACAAGGTGTATGGTATGATGTTAAGATAACTAACTACTATTTTAAAACACTAAAACAAATAAAATCTTCAATGAAACTAAAATCAGTTTCTAATGAAATAAAACACAAACAGATATGAAACAAGAAAAACACATAGGTTTTCCTTTACCATCGGAAATGTTTAACACTATTCCTACAAGTGATAAGTTCGAAAGCATTGATGCAGAGTTTGATAAACATGTAAAAATAACTAAGTTGTTGGATATACCATTAAAGTGTCCACACTGTAAAGAGATACTAAAAAGACATGCATAACTTATGGAAATTCTTTAATCCAGTATCAGACTGGTTTGCAATGTCTATGACTAAATTCTTTAGATTCATAGCAGATACATTTTTTGCAAAGAGATATGGACATCGTGCAGTTGTTCTAGAAACAGTTGCTGGAGTGCCTGGCATGGTTGCTGGTATGTGGATACATCTTAGAAGTCTTCGTAAGATGCAAACAGGATACGGCCCTAAGATTAGAGAACTCCTTGCAGAAGCAGAGAATGAAAGAATGCATCTTATGTTTTTTGTGGAGATTACCCAACCAAATGTATTTGAAAGATGGTTAGTATTATTTGCACAAGCAGTTTTTTGGATATTCTACTTTGTGTTGTATGTATTCTTTCCTAAGACTGCACATAGAATGATACATTACTTTGAAGAAGAAGCAGTAAAGTCATATACAGAATACCTTAAGATGGTAGAAAGTGGTGAAGTAGAAAACATCCCAGCACCACAACTTGCAATAGATTATTATGGGATGAA